GGGAACATATGTTGCCACAATAGACACATCTTCGAGGCACAAGGATGTGTGTATGCTCCCGTCGAGGTGGCGAGTAAATTCTCAAGAGAAGATACTCTACCAGACAGTGAAGAAGAAACCTTTGGTTTCCATTATCATTTCCAAAACATACGATGAAACCTGCGAGCATATATCCACTGTGGTGGAACCCATGGGGTGATAGAGGACTAGACTTTGATAAGAAAGTTAGTATTTCTATTGATAATCTAGATCATGACGAGTCAGCAGACTATAAAATTTTATTTCTAGCAGAACCACTTGCTATTCTACCAACAGTGAGTGAAGGAGCATTACGATGTGCATATAAGTTTGATAAGATATACACCTTTTGTCAAAGTTTCATAGACAGATATCCACAGGCAGAATTATTTGAGTGGGGTAGTAGTTGGTTAGATTTTAAAGACTTGAAAATAAACAAAACAAATAACGTGTCCTTTGTCACGAGTAGTAAGAGTCAGAGTAAGGGTCATCAATTACGAATAGACATATACGAATACTTAAAAGAAGTTGATGCTTCAAATGGATTGCAATACTATTCACACATGTCACCACCATTTCATCAAAGAAGAAATGATTTTTTTGAAAGTTCTAAGTTTCACATTGCTGTAGAGAACTCTCAACAAAGAAATTACTTTACTGAAAAGATAATAGATTGCTTTGCATCTAAAACTGTACCCATATACTTTGGTTGTCCTAATATAAGTGATTGGTTCCACATGGATGGTATTATTACCTTCAATGATCTTGATGAGTTGAAAAAAATTGTGAGTAGACTTGACGGTGACTGCTATAATAAACGTAAGAAGGCTATCGAACATAACTATGAGGTTGCTAAGAAATTTCATAGTGACAATGATGTAGTGCCTAGATTGACTCGCAAAATTATTGATGATGTAAATTCATGAGAGTAAGTTATTGCATTCCTACTCACGATCATACAAGGTGTGAGCAATATATGTTTGATATATTGTACCCACTATCACAACAAACTTTCAAAGACTTTGAGATATGTGTGTCTCATCAAGGTGATCAGACAAGAATACTAAGAGCATTGAATGACTATTGGGATATACTAAACATCAATTTTAAGAAAGCACCAGAGGGTAACATCTCTGTCAATACAAATAATGCTATGAGAATGGCAGAGGGAGAGATAATAAAGATACTGTACTCAGATGATTTCATACTTACAACAAACCTTACAGAGGAACTTGACAAAGCATTCACACCAGATGTAAGATGGGCAGTGACAGGTTTTGCTCACACTCTTGACAATGGTAAGACACATTACAACCCAAAGTTACCAGTTTACAACGACAGATTATTGGAAGGTGTCAACACTCTTAGTTCTCCTTCAATTCTTGCTCTTAGGAATGGTCTTGGAGAATATTTTGATGAGAAGTTGGTCATGTTGATGGACTGTGACATGTACTATAGATTGTACACGATGCTTGGAAATCCTGTGCTTTTAGAGGACATACATATATCAAACAGAGAACACAGAAATCAAACACAAAGATCAAACGAACACCTCATACCTGAGGAGATTGATTACTCGAAGACAAAACATTTGTTATGACTATAGGATTCAACCACCTTGGAAGACATGGTAGACTAGGCAATCAGATGTTCCAGTATGCTGGACTCAGAGGTATTGCTGCTCATCGTGGATTTGATTTCATGATACCAGAAAGTAACTTCAAAGATGAGTGGAATGATCATCAACTCTTTGAGGCATTCAAACTCAAAGGTCTCACAAATATAGGTGTATGTGCAGGTCCTTATGTACAGGAGGCACACTTTCATTTTGATCAGAACTTGTATGATAATATGCCTGATGGACATAATGTCTATGCATATTTGCAGAGCACAAAATATTTTGATAATATAGAAGAGGAAATAAGACAAGACTTTGAGTTCAAGAATGAAATCAGAGTGCCATGTGAAGAGATGATTAAGACTGTTGATCATCCTATCGCACTGCATGTAAGAAGAGGTGATTACATACAGAACTGTGACAATCATCCACCTTGCCCTAAAGAATATTATGATACTGCATTGTCGAAGTTTGATAAACATCGCACAGTGGTTATTTTTTCTGATGATCCTAAATGGTGTAGCACTGAGTTCCCTGATGACAGGTTCCTTGTCTCAGAAGGTGGTGACAATCTTGCAGATTTGTGCATGATGAGTCTTTGTTCTGACTTCATCATTGCTAACTCATCATTCTCATGGTGGGGATCGTGGTTGAGTAGAAATCCTGACAAAAGAATTATTGCTCCTAAGAAATGGTTTGGCACAGGGTATACTAAAGATCATGACACATCTGATCTGTACTGTAGTAACTGGGAGGTATTATGAGCGACGCTAAAATAGTAAAGAGATTTGATTTACAAAAGTGTACTTTTATTATCCCACTTAGGATAGAGACTGCAGATAGAATGAGAAATATATTGACAACATTGATATACCTCACACGTAATTTCAACACTAAAGTTATTGTCAAAGAGGTTGATAAGGAATCAGTGTATGAACGTGAAGTTTTACCTTTACTAAAGCAAGCATTAGAACCAGAAATGCTATCATGCATTCATCACATTTTTGAGAAGAGTGATGACTTTACATTTCATAGAACCAAGATACTCAATGATATGTTATGGATGGTAGATACTCCCGTAGTTTGTAATTATGATAGTGATATTATATTACCTGTTGAGTCATATATAAACGCTACAAATATGATATCTAAAGGGTGGGTTCATCCAGACGTTGAAGGTGGAGAACCAGTAAAGGTTGTGTACCCTTATGGTTTTGGAACATATCAATTGCAATGTCATGTAGGTGATGAGCATGTAACAGATTTTATCAATAGTGGATTCAACTTTGAAGCATTCAATGGGAGACTAAGAGAGTGGGATGCTAAGTATGGGTTCTGTCAATTCTTTGATACTGAAGAGTATAAAAAATTAGGTGGAGAGAATGAAAACTTTATAGCGTATGGGTATGAGGATGATGAGAGATACTATAGATTCAATTTACTATCAAGTGTTGCAAGAATAACAGAGCAAGTGTTTCATCTTGAGCATGGCAGAACTAAAAACTCATGGTTCAATAACCCACACTGTGAAGATAACAAATCACTCTGGGAAATACTAAAAGTAAAAGGTAAGAAGTCTCTTACAAAATACTATGAAGAGGTTGACTACATCAAGAGACGTAATGGATAAGAATAAAGCAGTATATAAATTAGCACACTTTCCTCCTGTCTTGTGGATAAATCTTGATAGATTTCCAGACAGAAAAAAATACATGGAGGAACAGTTTGTCTACTGGGATATAAAAAATCATCATAGAATATCTGGTATAGATGGTGCTGAGTATGAATCATATCTGAAAGGAACTGTACCACCAAGTATGAATGATGGTGAGATAGCATGTGTCATGACACATCTGAGTGCTCTCAAATATTTTGTAGAAGAGACTGACCACAATGAGGTAGTCATCATGGAAGATGATGTTGATCTATCAATAGCAGGTCATTGGAATTTTACATGGAAAGATGTGAGACGTAGAGTTCCTGTTGCCTTTGATTGCTTACAATTGACAATCATAAATCCTAATGGTATAACTTTAAAACTACATCATAGATTTATAAATGACTTTTCTGCTGCTTGCTACCTTATTACTCGTCATCATGCAACTAAACTTCTCAAACTTCACCAGAGAAAAACGCAGTGGAAGATCGATCAAAACATCAGACCAAGAGCAGTCTCCGAAGACTTGATTCTTGACAGTGGTAAATCATATGCCACACCACTATTCAATTACAGATTAGACATGGGTTCTGCAATACACGAAGAGCATATTGAAATCTTCCATAAAAATAGTAACCATGCACTCACAGATTTTTGGAGAGAGAATGGTGCTGATGTTAAGATAGAAGAGGTGATGCAATTAGACGAATATTGTGGTAGAATACCACCAGTAGTCTACATAAATCAAGGAAAGGAGGAAGCAAAACATGGTGCCTGAAGTTATATTGGATAATGATTTTAAGCAACCAGAGTTCAAAGGGATGGTTGATCATGGTGCCATTGGTGTCTTTGATAATTTTGTCAAGTGGGAGTTCTGTGATTCTGTTATAGATTCTTTTGAATTCTGGCACTCTAAAAAACATATAAAGAAAGATGATTTAGAGATCAAGGTTACATCTTTCAATGGTAGAGATCTAACTCTCAATCCAATGGGTGAGGGTGGTAAACAATTTAAGGAAGGTGCACTTGGAAGAAAGGATGAGCAATTATATCTTGAGATTGCAGACCCTGCTCTTGCTATGGAAATAAATCAGGTCGTGGGTGCATGCTTTGAGATGTATGCAAAAAAATATAAAGGTATCTTAGATTCATGTGATCCTGTTTCATCATGGACATGTAAAATACAGAAGACAAACTCTGGTGGTGGATATCACATATGGCATTCAGAGAATGGTAATTTTCTTTATAGAGATAGAGTTGTGACATGGATGATATATCTTAATGATATTCCACCTGAGAATGGTGGTGCGACTGATTTCTTTCATCAAGAAGTATCGTTCCAACCAAAGAAAGGTACCGTAGTGTTGTGGCCAGCAGCATATACCCATGTGCATAGAGGAGCATTTCTTACA